TCGATGCCTATCGGGCCGAGAATGCGCGATTCAAGCAAGCGCTCGAGCGCGCAATCTTGCGAGCTAGACTTGCTGAGCAAGCGACAGAGCAGGCGATTGCACTGCGTGATGCGTTTGCGGCTCGGATGTGGTAGGACGGCGCGCGATGCGCATCGCGTTGCTATCGTCGGTTCGATTCCGGCATCGGGCACAACACATCAAACCCTTACACGAAAGGACGCACTGCAATGCGCTCGATCTCTCTGTTTGGTTTCATCGTTTATGTCATGTGGTACGGCTGGCGCTGGGCATTATGTCGCGATGCTTGGGGCATCTCGCGAAACGGATGGCTGACAATCTGGGCTGGTCCGCTGCGCCTATGCGTTGCGCGGGAGCTGTCATGCTGAGGCAAGTTGCAGAGTGCGTTGGCATCGCGCTGAGTGCCATCGGCGGAGCGCTGCAAGACATGAGTGACGCAGACAAGACAGGCGAGTTGTTGCGTGAGCTCGATGCCTATCGGGCCGAGAATGCGCGATTCAAGCAAGCGCTCGAGCGCGCAATCTTGCGAGCTAGACTTGCTGAGCAAGCGACAGAGCAGGCGATTGCACTGCGTGATGCGTTTGCGGCTCGGATTGCGAGGGGCGAATGATAACCCGCGAGCTGCTGCGCCAGTGGCGCGCGTGCTACTCCGACGAACGGATTGCCGCTCTCGTCCCGCCTGAGGGACTAACGCCGTTGCAGGTGCTCGGGCTCGACATTCCGGCAGCTGACAGGTTGTGGGTCGTCCTGCGCGAGGAGGTAATCCCGGCGCGACAGCTGCGCGAATTTGCGTGCGACATTGTCGAGGAAGCCTGCCGTAAAAATGGCGTAACCAATGCGCGCAGCTACGCCGCAATAGAGACCGCGCGCCGGTTCGCGCGGGGCGAGGCGACCGCGGACGAGTTGGCCTCCGCGAGGGGCGCTGCGAGGGGAGCTGCGTGTGCCGCAACCATAGACGCAGCGAGGTCCGCAGCGATAGACGCAGTGATGTACGCAGAACGCGACAGGCAGGTTGAACGCGTTCGGGCGATTCTGACCGAGATTGCGAGGGGCGATGGCTGACGAATTGGACGACTTGCTTTGGTCCGCGCGCTTCGGTTACGAGGCCGAGAGCGGGAAGGCCCGCGACGCCATCCGCGCCCACGTTGCAAAACTCGAAGAGTCGGTGCAGTCGCTCACCAATCGGCTCGCGAACATCGACGACGACGCCCGCGCGGCAGGCCTGACCTACGATGCCGTGCGTGCGCTTCTGGTGCGCTATCGCTCGGACAACGAGGACGACTGGATAACATTCGGCAAGCTTGTGGAGGATTTGCGCAGCCTCGCGCGGGTTGCCGCCGAGCGGATGAGCGCCGACGCCGATGCCACCATCTCCGACCTGCTCGACCAGTGCGCGCGGTTGAGGGGTCGCCTGCGTGACGCGCGCACGTGCCTCGGCGCATCACGTGAGGCGCTGCAATGCCGCGCCGAGAAGGCCGAGCGGGAGCGGGATGAGCTGCGCTCCGAGTGCGCCCAGATATCGTCTGAGCTCGGTCTGCCGCCAACGATGCGGCCGTCCGAGGGCGAACTGGCGCGCATGATGCAGCGAGCGAAACGCACGGAAGCGGCGGAGCACGCAAACGCTGAACTTCGCGAGCGTGTGAAGCACACTGCCGAAACCGCGGACTTGTTCCAGGCGCAGGCCGACGAACTTCGCGCGCAACTCGAACGCGAGCGCGAGGATAGGCACCGGGTGGTCCTCTCGTTTGGCGCCGACGTGGACAGCTACCGGCAACGATGCAACGCCGCCGAAGCCCGCGCCCGCCTCTGGAAACGCGCGGCGAAGCAGTATCGGGACGCATTCATCACAACGCGCAGCGTGAGGTACTCGCTCCTAGGCGAGCGGGCCGCCGTCGAGGCGACGCTGACTGACGCTGGGGTCTCGGCGTTCAGCGATAGCGAATGCTCGTCACCTGCGTATCTGCCGCTAATTGAGCGGGTGCGTTGCCTAGTGACCGAACGCGACGAACTCCGCGCCAAGCTCGAACGATGGGAGACGGCCGAGCGGGTAAGTCGCCCGTGCGACTGCGCGTCACTTGGCGGCCGCGGCGTTATCGAATGCGGGTGCCCAGATATCGAGTGGGCCCGCGTACCGGGGGACGAATGACCTGCAAACGCTGCAAGCGCCGCGTCGAGATACTCAAGGTGATGCTCAAGGAAGTCGAGAAAACCCGACAGTGGCGGTCGTGCAAGGGCATGAAACCGACGACGGACATCAGTGACTTTGCGCACCTGCCGCCGTCCGGGTTGCACGCGATTGAGTGGTGGGTCCGCGCAGCACTGGAGGCAGACGAATGACGAAACTAACCATCACAATCGACCGCGGCCCCGAGGCGAAGGCGGACGAGTGCGGGGTGTGTCACATGCGTGACGTCTATGCGGACTACTGGGAATCACGTGACACTGACGCCGAATGCAGGGCTTTCGGGCGCTATGGGTTAGGTAGCTCCGACTCTGGAGAATTGCTCCGCTGCCCCGAGTGCCTAGAAGCGGAGCGAGTAACCGCCGAAAACCCGGATAAGGAGTAGAGGACAATGGCAAGCAAGAAAACAATCAAAAAGACCCAAAAACAGTACGTTATCTGCCGATGCCGAGACGCGGGCGTCCACGCCGGATACCTGGGCGCGGAACGCGGAGGGCGACTCACCATCACAGAATCGAGGCGCATTTGGTATTGGGACGGCGCCGGCAGCTTGAGTGAGCTCGCTGTCTACGGACCCAATCCGGCCAAGGCAGCTAATTGCCGCATTGGCGCGCGCATTGATAGGACCGATCTACGATCGTCCGACGTTTGCGAAATCATCTATTGCCGTACTGCTGGCGCGCAATGGCTACAGGGGGCGCCCGAATGGCGCGCGTGATTAGCCGGCCAACGGCGAGCACTACGCCGCAGACGGGCTCCGGCTCCGGCTACGGCGGCGGCTACGGCTCCGGCTCCGGCTACGGCGACGGCTCCGGCTCCGGCTCCGGCTACGGCGACGGCTCCGGCTCCGGCTCCGGCTACGGCTACGGCTCCGGCTCCGGCGACGGATGACACGTCATGCACGCGCACCGTCTGATGTGGCGGCGCGCCGAAAACCCGGGAGGAGAGTAATGTGGATTCGATGCGATGAGCGGCTGCCAGAGAATTCGGGCAAGGTACTTGTGAGCGATGGCGCGGGAATAGAGTTCGGGCGCTGGATTGGTGGATGCTGGGTCGATTCTGGCTACATGCACGGATTCGATCTGGTGACCCACTGGATGCCGTTACCGGAACTGCCGGAGGAGAACGATGCTTGAACCGAAAGAGGGCGAAGCGTTCGAGTATGCGGGCCTAGAGTTCGCGCCGGATTACGATTGCGGGTGGCCGACGTGGGCAGCGTATCTCGCGGGCACAACGCTCATCCTTGAGTTCTACGGCAAGCACTGGCGCGGTCACGGAAACTCGCCAGACGACGAGAGCAGCCGCGCTTTCGGTAACGCCGAGGACGCCGTCCGCTGGGCAGTCCGCGCGTGTCCGACAGCTACGTGCAGCACGTGCCTGAATTACTGCGGCGAGCACTTGCGGTGTGTCGAGGATATCACGGCCGCGCAGGATGGTTTCTGTCACCTATGGGTTGCGAAGGAGTGCGACGAATGAAAGCGATCATGTTTGCGTTAGTGCTACTGGGCTGCTCCGAATCGATCCCGTGCAAGGCTGGCGGGACCGGATGCGAGGGAGATGAGATCTGCGTCAGTGACCGCGGAGAGCGGCGCTGCATGCGGCCGTGCGGATCGGACGGATGCGAGTGCTGCGCCCCTGCCGAGGATCTGTCGGTCTGTGTCGAGCGCCGCTGGTGCGAGTGAGCGCAAGCCGGCTAAGCATTCGGCCCGGGTCCTGGCGGATTCCGGGCCAAAACTTTTTTGGGGGTCCCGCTATTTTGGGCTGGACTAGTCCGGCCGCGCGCCGTACAGTCTAACCATGACGACGACGCAATCACGGGCCCCGAAATTCTCAACCGCAGCGCTCGAGGTACTCGAGGAGACTGGGACCGATTGGGCTACCGATCTTGCCAGCCTGCGCGACGGCAGCAAAACAGCCGACAGCCTGCTGGCTGAGTGCCTCGAGGGAGCCGACGAGGCGCACGCGACCGCTTGGCACGAGTACGTGGCTGAGCTCGACACGCTCGTGTGACTCACTCCTCCCCACGCACGTGGGGCCAGTTCCCGCCCCGGTAGGCGCCGAGCCCCGGGGCTTAAGGCGTTAGAGGAGACCACATGACACTAAGCAAAAACGCACCCAACTTCAGCCCCGCCGCACTCGCCAACCTGAACGAGACGGGTACCGAATGGCGCCAAGATCTCGACGATCTCGCGAGCGATCTCGTGAGCACCGACGAGCTTCTCGCGCGTTGCCTGGACGGCGCGGACGCGGACCGCGAGCAGGGTTGGAACGACTACGTTGACGCACTAAGCGCGATCGTCGCGCGCACGCTAGAGGCACTACACGACGCGGCAGCGGCCGACGCCGCCGAGTTTCGCGCCGAGGGAAAGCCGCTCGCAGCGGCGGCACTAGTGGGTTGCGAGTCGATCCGCCACTACGACGTGGCACGCAGAGCGACCGGCGCTCACGCGACGGGACTCGTCTGCCAGGAGTTTTGGGCGTTCGTCTGGCCGGAGGAGGGGCTATGATCGGCACGCGTTACCCACTCGAACTTGCATATGAACTCGGCACGGAAGCCGCGCGAGGCTTCACCGGCGACCACGTCCTTCGCATGGTGAGCGACCCCCTCGCGGTGCGCCGCGGGCGCGAGCCCACCGCCGATGAGCGCGAACAATACGAACAAGGCCAGCGCGACGAATCGGAAAGGCTGAGCCATGCCGGGCGATAAAACCGCGCGCTTCGAGATGCGCATCGCGCCGGACGACCTATGGCAGCTGCAATACGCCGCCGACCAGATTGGTCTGGGGCTGGCCGATTGGGCCCGCTCGGTCCTGTTACGCGAGGCGCAGGCCACGATTGCGATGGCGGAAGCCGCCGCAAAGAAAACTCCAAAACGCCCTTGACCTGTACGGCTTGGCGCCGTACTCTCTAACTCATGAACACGACGCGAATCCAGAACATGCCGTTCGTTATCTCCAAGCCGGTTGACGTGGCGCAGCGCCGCTTGCTGAGCATGGGCCTCAATGGCCTGCGCATCGAGCGCCCGAGCGAGGCCGGCATGGGCTGGGCCGTTTGGACCAGCGACGACATCATCGGGTCCGGCGCCACGCTGAAGGCGGCCATGCTGGACGCAATCAAGACGGCGGAAGGGTGGAACCAGTGAAACAGATCACGGTCGTTTTTTATCCGGACGGCGAATGCAGCTCAGAGTGGACTCGTCATGACCCAATCATGACCGACGCGGAGATGGCAATCGCGGCGTCCAAGCGTCGCCCTGGCGTGGCTCGCGTGTTCCGTGGCGTGCCGTATGACGTCAACACGTTCCGCGACAATCACTCGTCGCGCATCCGATTCGGCGTTGATGATGAGACTGGAGTCGATGAGTCATGAAAAGCCGCGAACGAGCAGCGGCAACCCGATGCGGTCACGCCCAATGCGGCGGATGCGATCGCGTACTACCGGAGTGCACCATCGTCACGATCGTTGACTACTCCGGCCACGATTGCTCGCTGTGCAGCGAATGCCGCGGGCATGATGCGTGCGACGATATGTGCCGCGTGTGTGACCCGGCCGGCTGGGCTGAGTCGGACGCCTGGAATGCTGCCAATGGATTTGCGCCCTACCCGCTCCCGTAGCCGCTGCGCCGTCGTCTCGTCGTCTCCGGCTGACCCTGGCCCGGGCTACTGCCACGCCCACGCTCTCCGGCTGCCATGCGGCCTTGTGCGCGTCAGTCGTGCCGCCGTGCCACCCGTAACCGTTGCCGCGTGCCATCACTGCACGCATGTTCCGGATAGGCCCAAGCGGCCGGAATTGGAGTTTTGAATGCGACGTCACACCGTCCAGGGCCTAGCCCCACAACGCAACCGTCCTGCCCGTCCTAGGCTCGATGCGCTGGGTCGCGAGCGCCCGAGCGGCTACTACTCCGAGTCGGCCCCGAAGGCCGCAGAACTGGCGTACAAGTCCGGCAAAAGCCAAAAGCCCCCGAGCCGATGAGGGCCGGGGGCATGGTGTCGCTTCGGTTGTGTGGTCAGTGCAGGCCGGACATAACCCACTGAGCGAGCCACGAGAGCAGCGCGCCAGCGATGCCGCCTCCGGCAGCTCCAGAGACGAGCCCAGCTCCACGGCCAGACCTAGCAGCAGCCGCTTGCAATTCGGCGATGTCGCCGCCTTGCTGGCGTGACTGCGCGTTGACGCGGGCAACGTCGGCCGCTAGCTGCGCCACCTGTTCGAGCTGGCGCCGCAGCTGCACGTCAACGGTCGCCCGCCATTGCGCCGCCTCGGACCGATAGTCAGTCAGCTCATGCTTCAGCTCCGCGCGCGTTTCGGCAATCGAACGTTCGAGGCTTTCGCGAGTCTCGTGCAACGTGACAACTAGCTGACGTGCGACGCTTTTCTCTCTGGGCTTGTCGGGGGTGTCGGTCATGTTTTCGCCTTAAAAGCCTTACGGAAGAGTTTGGTGATCTCCTCCGATAGATACCCGATCAGATATGCCTGCGACTCCTCATTGGAGTAGCAGACTGGCACTCCAGCTGCGCGCATGATCGACCATGACAGATGCGTCGCCTCATGCGAAACAGTTGACGGGTCGTCTGTCTGCACCCATACCCGGAACGCGCCATCGTCAGAAACGAATCCGGCATATGAGTCCGTGCGCTTGCTGCCCTTGATGACACTTAGCGCTTTCTCGCGAACCATCGCATCGTAAAACTCGGGCCACGTTCCGCCGAGGTACACAAGCAAGTCGAATTCGTAAACGGGCACAACAAGCTTGCGTCGTTTCATGCGGCAACGCGCCTCCCGTTGACTACACATGCCCCGTTGATGATCTGCACGAATTGAGCGGAGATGGTCTTGCCGCGATCCTGGTAAAACAGACCGAACCCATGGCGCCATCGCTGCCGCGCCATAGCTGGAGAACAGTAATCGAACGCGAGCGAATCGAAGTCTCCCAACCAGCCTGTGTTGACGGCATGGATCTCAGAGCCATCGGGCGTTCCCATCGACGCAACCTGACCCGTATGCGTATGACCAAACGCCCACGAGATCGCCCCACCGCTCTCTAGAGTCCTGATCGCGCCGTACTTGCCACCAAGCATCGGTTCGTGTTGGATGCGCAAGTCCCCAATTGTCACGTGCTGCGGGTACGGAACCCACTGCCATCCGCGCTCACGAATGCGCAGAGCAGACTCGATACTAACGAGTCCGGCCAGTGGCGCAGTGTTGCGAATCACATAGCTCGTCAGCCTGTGCTCGTGATTTCCTTCGACATAGATCACGCGACTCGCGTTCAGCTTCGCAAGCTCAGTGCGGGCCTCCCGTAACTCGTCAGAGAGTAGCGAGAACCGAGTCGGAGCCTTATCAAACTTGCTGCATACGTAGCAGTCTAGGAAGTCTCCGCCTATGACTATCACGTCCGGCTTCAGATCCTCGGAAGCCGCTACTGCCGTTTCCCATGCGCGCTTGTCGTGGTACGGGACATGTACATCCGACACCATCATGATGGTTGTGGACGATGATACCTCTTGAGGCTTCGACTGTTTGCAGCTAGTGTCCGCCGTTAGGTACGTGGACGGAGGCCCGAACCCACGCGAGCTGAAGGCAAACTTCAAAGCGTCACGCGTTGTCCCTAGGTCTGCCGCCACATCGTTGACGGTAGCGAATCGACCAGACTGCAAAAGGCCAATGGCAAGAGCCAACTTATCGTCTGACCAGCGCATTATGCGTTCCTCCAGCATCGGCTTTGCAAGATGTTCTGTACCGATCCAAACGGCATTGATAGTGCCCTAGAGATGCGCACCGCTCCCCATCCTGTAATGGTGCGAAGGATCTTCACGGCCCGAGCATCTGTCTCGTGCTTTGAGTTTTTGCGGGCGCCTGCGCGGCCCTTTGCGGCGCAGTCTCTCATGTTGTCCGCGTTGGTGCCCAGGAAGATGTGGCGTGGATTGCAGCACCTTGGATTGTCGCACGTGTGGCACGCAAACAGCCCGTCGGTGATTGGGCCACTCAACAGCTCATAAGCCGTACGATGCGCCTTCACCATAACGCCGTGACGTTCAGCGAACTGCCCATAGCCTTTCTTATCAAGCGACGCGTTCCACTCCCAACACGCATCATCGTCAGCCACATTGACCTTTGCCCAAAACCGGCTCTTTTGGTCGTCGCTCCAGGTCAGTGGGCTAGTCGGAAGCAGCGACGCGCCAGACTCGTGCATCACATGCCGTCGTACAGTGTACCATGACACGCCAGAACCGGCAGCGATATCCCTATACGACTCGCCGGCATCGTGGCGGCGCTTCCACTCTTGAGCGTTCACTTGGCAGCCTCCCGCTTCTCGGCTTCGAGCTCCGCCTGCAGAACCACAAGCAAGTCAACGATCGCGTGCGCCAGCGGATGCAACCCGCTCTCATGATCGGTGCGCTCTCCACGGCGATGCGCGTTCACGTGCCGCAGAGCTGCATCTTCGAACCTATACGGCGGCACGCGCTTATAGTTCGGGTCAGTCGGGCGCGCGGGGTCATCGTACTTGCTGGCGCCGAATGTCAACGCCTTCGCAACCTCGAGCTCAGCATCGGGCGGGATGAGTCCGAATCGCGGCTTGCCGTGGTCGTGCTTGATGCCGTTTCCGCGCTGAAGTCCAGCGCAAGCGCGCTGAAAAAGCGCTTCGTCATCGTCGCGGTCCCATTGCACAGAGCTCATTCGTCCCCCCGCATCTCACGGTCACGCGATGCGCGCCGGTCTTCTGCGCTCCGATACATCACGGCGTTGATGAGCGCTTGCATCGTCTCTTCGTCCGATATCTCCGGAGGAGAGCCGGGCAGCTCAGGCAACAGAGACACGTCGAACACTCGCTCGGGCACCGGAACGCTACCCAGCCCAATCGGCTCGCCAAGCGCCTTGGCAATGTCGCGCGCATTCCTAGCAACAGCTTCGGCGTGCTCCGCAATCCGCTGTTCAGGAGTCGCGGCCGTGCCTTCGTAGTAGTGCCGCAAATACATCTGCCGAGATACCGAGTCGAACGTCCGCGCGCGCACGGCTGTCCCGTCGCTGCCAATCACGCCCATCTTCAGCAGCAGGCGCGAGACATGTTGCAGACCTTCTTGCGGATCTGCATACGTCTTGTACGTGGTAACGTAGAACGAATTCCCGCCATTGACCGGGCTGGAGTCAACAGCAAGCGCGCAGCATCCGGCAACGGCAGATGGCACCGGATGCTTCGAGAGGTCTGGTCGCTGCGAGCCGTAGCGCTTAAAGAACTGCTTGGAGTGAACTACGCACTGAACAGAGCCAACGTTATTGGAGCCAACCATATCTGGCGCATGCGGCGGGCTTCTCCACCCGCGGCCGTAGAACGATTCGAGCCGAGCAACGCACGAAAGCGCGTAGACTTCGGCTGCGTAAACGTAATCCCTGTCCAGCTCAGTCGCGAGCGCTTGAAGCACATACGGCCGAACCCATCTATCCGTATCTCCGGTCGCCATGATTGCCTCCGTCGCATCTACAATCGCATACGACGGAGGCAACCCCAATCAACGCGCGCGCATATCCAGCAAGTGCCACATCAAACGGACAATCTGGTCAGGCAGCAGATTCCGCTTTTCGAGCTCGCAAAGGACGATGTTTGCGACCGCCTGCACATCATCGATCGTTAGCGTCCGCGTCTCGTTTGGCATCTTCAAGCGCCCGCTTTCGTTTCTTCGAGTCGCGCTCAGGTTTGCCTTTGACGATGCGCTTGACGGCGTTTCCTGCGGCTTCGGCTAGCGGAACCAGGGCCAGGATCGTCTTGATGATTGCGAGCGGATTCATGGATCACCACAGGTTAGGGCCTGCAGGTCAATCATCGTAGAGCACGCGTCCACGACGGCAGCGCGCTGCGCTGGTTTCGCTGCGTAGATGGCAGCCTTGCAGGACTCATCCAGAGCGATAACGGATGCGTCGGAGCAGTAAACCGATCGCGCATTGGCGGGCGTGACAGGTCCAGTCTTCGCGCATCCACAGAGCATGAGAGCAGCAAGACCGAGCCTCACGGCTTGCCGGCCTTGCTGGCGCCGATCGTTATATCCTCGGCAGCCTCTAGTGCCTCGTCAACGCGCGTGTTCTCCGGGCCGACGTAGCGCACCCATGCCCGAGCAACGCCAATGACGATGGCAACAGAGACGGCGCAGATGGCCGCGGTCTGCTCTGCTGGAAGGCCGAGCAGATAGGCCCCGCTAGCCGAGAGAGCAGAAGCGGAGCTTATGGTCAGCAGATCTTTTGCGTTCATGGTGCCTCAGTACGGTAGTGATGGGAAAAGGGTTTTCGCCCGCGCCCGCAGCGCAGTCTTCGCGGTTGAATCGAGCACGCTACCAGCCTTGCCGAGGAACATTCCAAGGCGTGCCTGGCATGCGCCGGTATCATTCGACTGGCGGCCGATAGAGCCCGCAAGCAGGGCTGGAACCGCGGTTCCGAGCGAACCGCTAAACGTTAAACCTTGCGCCACTCCGTTGATGTAGATCTGCATCTTGGTGGCGTTGGTGGCCTGGGTGCCATCGAAATCCCACTCGATTAGGTTCAGGTTGGCATCGAGTGCACAGTAGCCATACGGTGTTGCCGCGGTCGGGTGAAACCGAATCGAGTTCCCGCCATCGGTATAGAATCGCGCTGCGATATCGAACGAGTCACACGAGAAGAGCAGCGTGGTTTGAGCTAGCTTCGTGCGCTGAACAACGAACGCGATCGAAAACTTCGTTGCGCCGGAAAGCCACGCATGCGGAATCGTGATGCGCTGACCGTTGGAGTCTACAGTGTTTTCGAAGTCAGCGAACGTCTGCCCGCTTGCTGTGTACGTTGCTGGTCCGTCTGTCGCGGAACCATCGCGATTGTTGGCCGTCGCATCATCCCACGCCGTAATTGGATTGCCGGTTAAGTACGTGGTCCCGCGAATCCCCGCGACGAGCAAGATGTCTGGGGCGCATGCCGCAACGATCCCGGCCTCGGCACTTTGAATCGTAACGCTCACGTCGGACGATGTGACAGAGTCTCCGCTGCTATCGGTTGCCGTTGCCGTGATTGTCCGCGAACCAATATCGGCAGCCGCTGGCGCATATGAGTATGACCAAGTCCCGGCCCCAATCGTGGCAGAGCCGAGGCCGACTCCGTCAAGCTTGGGCGTTACCGAAGAGATCGATCCATCCGCATCGGTTGCAGTTCCGGCAAGATTGGCAGCGAGCCCTTCGATTAACGTCGCTCCGGCAATTGGGCTTGTGACCGCAACTGCCGGAGCGATGTTACCGCCGGATGCTCCGCGCCTCTGCCACACAGACAGGCCTAGGCTCAGCATGGTTTTCCTTACGGTGCGATTGAGAGGACTTGGTCAGCGCTTGGTGAAAACAGATTGGGCACACCGCGCAATCGCAGGAAGGCGCCAAGGCGCCCCGATGCGGTTGAAGCGCCCTGCCACTTCGTGTTCGTGATGTTCCAGACCTTGCCGTCTTGACCGGCGCCAACAGTAACGAGGTATTCGTTATAGCGCTGGGTCGGAGTCACTACCGTGTTTTCGCACTTGATAGTGGGCGCCGTGTTGCCAAAGAAGCGACCTTCAACGATGAACGAAGTCGTGCCGGACGGTACCCAAAAATACTGGGTGATTCCGTTTAGATTCTGCCGGACGCGTCCCCATGTGGCGTTTGGAATCTTGCGCTTGAACGACGCCCGCAGGTAATGAGCTGCGCTCATCGTTGTGATCTGGACCGAGTATTGACCAGCGCTCAACGTGCCAAAGTTGAGCTCGGTCTCGTACCATTGCCCGGCCTGAGCTCCGCCAGGGAACGCAACATCAAAGCTTGACGAGTTCCCCGAAGCGTCTCGCAGAACCACGCGCGCGGTTGACGTATCACTGAGGGTCGTGGTCTGGACACCAACGTTGCATGTCACGGCTTCCCCGCCTGGCGCCAGGAAGAACGTTGACGCTGGGCTTGCATTGGTGAACGTGGTCCCCGTGACGTAGTCGGTGCCGGCGTTCGAAGCAATCGGCTGCACGAGTGTGGTGCGGGTATGCGCGATGTCTGCCAGTGCCTCGGCTATATAGGCAGCCTCGCCGCCTTCGAGCTCAGTTGCTCTGGTAGCAGCAGCCGCTGCCGTGCAGCCATTCCAGGGCGATTGACCGATGCTCTTGCTTGTTGACCAATTCGAGTTGAGCGCGGCGCTGATTGTTTCGGTCTCATTGGTGATGCGATAGCGCTGGATGCCATACGCATCGATGAGACCATACGGATGGCAGCACCATGCCCAGCGAATAACAGCATTCGCGGCATCAAGATGCGCTTGGCTATCCGGGGCCTCAAACGCCTGAAGATCATACTCATAAACAAGCCGCAGAAAATGCACGTACCAGCGAAGCCGGCTGAGCCGAGTCTCGATGGCCGTCTGCCCAACCACTTGACCGCGAGCGGTTGCAAGCAACTGGTAGGCGCGCCCGATGTTGCGTTTGGTCAGTTGCCAGTCGGTTGTTTCCCAGCGGTTGTGTGTCTCCCAAAACTCCTCGAACATCGTACGCACGGTGCTCGCGGCTGCCCCAAACAGATCCGTGAACGCGGCATCGAGTAGCGTGGTTGCATTCGTGTTTGCGTACCAACCCTGACGCCCCATGAGCCAGTTGAACCAGCCAGCGCAAGGGCCCGAGTTTGAGGACGTAAGTGCGCAGCCTTCGAATCCGTTATCCAGCGCGGTCTTCCTGCGATAGTGCGAGACATGTGGCGAGTGCGTTGGTTCGCACATGTCGCCGGTGCCAGTGACCGTCGTGAAGTTCTTATCAACTAGGATGTATTCTCCGCTCGTCGCGAACTTGTGATTGACCCACGCAGCGATGGTTTCGAGGTCTGTTTTCTTCGTTAGGTTGCTTGTGCCGGTGTCCCATGCATTCAGCGTGATGACGAAGTTGCTGGGCAGAATGACCACGTTATTCGGAGGCAGAGTGTACTTGTGAACCGCGGCGCAGAGCACGTACCTATCCTGCAGGTCCGTTGCATTCGGCAGCGTCTTGCCGGATGCGAGGTACGTTGATGCCTGGGCGTACTCAGCAACTCGAGTCATGTCTGGCGCGCCAAGCATGCGCTTTGCCACTTCGCAACCGAGCGTGAAGACTCGATCGCTCACCGTCGAATCAGCATTCACCTGCTGCCACGGACCGTTGCGCAGCAGGTTCACGCACTTCGCGCATCCGCAGATCGCATCCTCGCCCAGATACCCGTCAGACGGCATAACCGAAACGCCGCTAGCTGTGTACTGGTCTGGGTCGCTGTTCACTACCGCTTGCAGTGTCGAGAGCCTGTCGAGCACGAAGAGTCGAACCGTGCCGGAGAAGGATGAGTAATCCGTCGTGCTCTCGACTCCGTTTACCTTGCCATAGTTGGTCGAGTGGAACTTGTTGTTAGTGTTCGCCGGGTTCGTGGGCGAGACTCGGACGCCATCGACTTCGGCCCAGAATACCGGGTCCGTAGTCATCGGCGTTCCTGGCGCCGAAACCATGTTCGCCAGGAAGTTTTGCCAAGAGTGCCCAGCCGTGTGGAATTCAGTCGTGTACTTGTTTCTGCGGATCCAATAGTCCTGGGCCGTCTTGGGCGCGGTCGGATTCTCAACGGGATAGGATCCTAGATTGCTCGGCCACGTATCCCAGCTGAACATGCGCCGGAACTTGGGCTCTACAATCTCGCTGACCGTCAGCCGGTGCGAAACAACAGACGGCGTGATCGTCCACTCGGAGCCCGGGATATACCAACGAAAGCCGAGGCGATCGAGCACCTCATACAGGCCATGTTGACAGCCAGTGAGCGAGTTGCCGATGACATAGAGCGCGGTCGCGTCTTGCTGATAGAGCGCGAAAGCTTCGAGCGTGCTCGACGCTAGGCCATCAGCAAGCGTGCGCACCGCAGCCGGCAGACCGGCGTAGTACGCATTCGATCGAGTCAGTACGATGATGCCGTCAACGTTGGTCGTATCAACCTCGGTTGTGCTGCCCCATAGATTGCCAGTGGCAGCCGCAAGAGCGACCTTGGCATCGGTAACGGATGCAGCGAAGTTCGCTGCGCGCTCGCGCGTGGCGCTCGAGTTGAACTCGGGAGCCATGATCGTGTATCCGCCCGTGGACGCGTCGGCAGCGAGGTCAACGCGCGTCTGCCCGCCAGTTACTCCGCTCGGCGCAACAGTCTGCGCGTGGTATTCTACAACGCCAGTCGTGACGTTGCAGATGCTGACGCGTCCAGCGGTTCCGCCGACTCCGTTGCCGCCAGTCGTGCCAGTGCCAGATCCATTGCCACCAGTGCCGCCATTGCCGCCGTCTGCATAAAACAGCGCGGTTGCATCGGTGCCAGAATGGATCTGGTAGCGGAAATCTACGCGTCCGCCTGCTCCACCACCGCCTCCGCCACCGCCGCCAGTGTTGCCGCTCGCTCCGTTGCCACCGTTGCCACCATTGCCACCGAGCGCGCGGATGGCTCCGGCAGCCGTGCTTTGGCCGGTCACGAGCTCGCGGACGGAGAGCCACAGGTACGGCCCACCGCCACCGCCTCCGCCTCCGCCTCCGCCGACTGCAGAAGATCCGTCTCCAGACCCCGCAGAGCCACCACGGCCGCCAACGCCACCGCCAACAAGCGTCGTCCCGCGGAGATGATGATCGTGGAGTTGGTGGCCCAGCCATACCGTTGTGATGGCCGCGCTGTTGGACCCGCCTCCGGCAGCCGCTCCGGCCGCTCCAGTGCCTCCGCCTCCTCCTGCCCCTCCGGGAGTCCCCCCGGAGCCCAGAGAGAGCGCAGAGACGCCAGCGCCGGCCGTCCCGGTGCCAGTCGTGGCCGTAGACCCAGCCGTCCCGGCGCCAGTGCTGCCAACGCTCACGCCGGTGATGGCTGCCCCAGCGCTGCCGCCAGTGGCTCCGGACGCGTTGCCGCCAGCGTTGCCATCATAGCGGATGGCACCGGCTCCTGCATTGGTGAGCGTCAGCTTGCGGATATAGAGCTTGTATCCGGCCGTCGCGATGTATCCGGTGCCAGAGATCGTGACTTCGTCATAGTACGAGTCCTTGGTCAGCGTAACGGCAGATCCGGAGTCTGCGATCGTCAGATCGCCGTCAGATCCATCGCCAAAAAGGATCGTCGTGATGACGTCATTCAGCTTCGTTCGCGTCAGCAGCTGGCCATAGTTGACCGCGTCACCATTGCTCTCGGCAGATCCGAGTGCTGTGATCTTGTTGCCAGACATCGAGATCGAACCGGACAGCGTTCCGCCATCCGTGTTCAGTTTCGAATCAAGCTGGCTTACGGCGACCGCATCAGATGGATCGGTGCCAGGCACAAGATCCGTGATGCGTTGGCTGTTGACGCTGATGCCGGCGTTCGCTTCAGAAAGAGCCGCATGCACTTCATCGAACGTCACCGGGTCGGGCGCTGGCGTTGCTCCAGAACCGATCACACTAACGACTCCAGCGGAGTCCTTCGAGACAAGTGCGCTCTGCTCGATCGAATAATAGATTGTTTCACCGGATGCCGGAGTCGGGACTTCGGCATCGTTGCGCGGGGCGAGCTTGAACGCATTGAAGCTGGCAACCAGTGTCTGATCCATTAGACTGTTCTCCGAGCCGCAACCACGTATGTATGGGTTCCAACAGAAACAGAGCCCGCGGTGCAGTTCTGCCAAACGATGCGCACAGTATTAGCGCTTTGCCTAAAGCCATACACAACGATACCAGCTGGCAGGGCGTCTTGCGCGTTGACTGTGATGCTGTCGGTTGCTGCAACTCCAGTCACAGTAACGTCCTCTGTGAATGTGAGGCCAGCACCGAGTGAGCCTTTAACGATGCTGCCAACGTACGAGCCACGAAGGGCTCCAGCGTCCAGCGTGCGAAGATTCGTTTGAAAGTCACCGACCCAAGAACGCGACGCGCTGAACTGTGTGCCCTCGATTGTTGCCAAGTCACGCAGACCGGATGCGCTGCGAATCGAAAGCGCGGTGCTCTCGTCGCGCATCGTGGTCCCGTCCGTTGGAGCCACGACAACCGAGCCGCCGCGCACTCCGTCGTTGCCCGTGGCTCGGATGAGGTACTTGCCCCACGGGGCGCCGGTCATATCAAGCGCGGGAGGAGTGAGTCCCAGATAGTAAAAGCGATTCCCTGGAACATCTTCAGTCCAGCCAGACGGAGTCGAATACCCAGACGGGTACGCGTAAATCTCCCATAGGCAAGACGCGATTCCAGCTGTGCTCTGCAGAGACAGCGCGACGGAATCACCATCCACGACGGTGATTCCTCCGCTGGTAACAGCGCCAGAGTTAACGGACGCCCGAACCTTCACATAGGGAGTGGTCATCAGTTCTTGTCCGATGAGTGAAGGACGTACCAATTAGCGCCGTCCAGGATGAATGTGATTTGGCTCGGCATGCTCGACGCGTTGCCAACAGCTAGGCCAGACGCGTCGCCGGAGCCCGTAAACTGCACATAGTAGCTTGCGCTCACGGCGCGCGCGACGCTGAATGTGATTGTGTCTCCAGACGCGCAGCCGGTTGCGTCAAGCGCATACGTTCGAACCGCCGTGAGGCTCGGAATCACGATGACATCGTAACCGGTAGGCGAATAGATATTGTTCGAGTCAGTTCCGGTGCCAACGCGCAGCCGAAGGCGACCGCCATTGGTTAGAACAATTGGCGTCTTAGCCGTGAACGTAGAATTGACCTTGAGCTCGATTGAGCCCGTTGCTTCAAGCGTCGCTGAGCCCTCAAGCTTCAACGTCGAACCGGACCGCGGATTCAGAATGCCATCAACGGTCTGCGTGCCAGTCGGAGAGACATTTAGCGTCCCGCTCATTCCGATGTTGGCGCCAGCCGATATTGCCATCGCTGCGCCGCTAGACAGGTCCAAATGCCCGCCGCTTGCAACGGTCACATAGCCGCCGCTCATTACGGTGGCCGTGCCAGTAATCTGGTGATTCGCCCCGGATAGGCGCACGCCTTGCCCACCGATTCCGATATACGCGACGGGGCTCCACACTCCACCGTCATCGCCATTGATGGCCGTATATTGACCTCGATCCAGCGTGTCGAATTCATCCGGTGTGACAACCGTACCGACACCCCAGGCCGCAACATCGGCCCTGATTCTAGTGTTGTGCGCCATGGGTTCCTTTAGATGCTGATCGAAACGATAGGCGTGCAGCCGATACGGCCATCACTCACGCGGAACGGACCCAATGTGCCCGGCCCAGACTCTTCCACGATGTTCCAGTGGTCAGACTCACTCAGCATACGATCCATCAGGTCATCTATGTTTGCGCGAGACTGATAACTGCGAGCCGCCGACTGCGAAACCACAACCAAGATCACACGATTGTACGAGAACGCCAAAGGCCACGGTGTGCTCGTAATTGGCGCGCCAGCTTCGTGTGGACGTCTGAATGTCGCCGTGATGCTTGAGCCATTCACGGCAGAAACGACGATGCGCTCTTGTCTCCCAAGAACGCCCGGATGTACCACCAACTGCTCGCCAACGGCGAATGGCTCAGTGGAACTGGCCATATGAGTCGTGCTCACGGTCTGGACTCCGGCATAAACATCACCGTCCAGACGGTGCCACTTCTGCACGGTGTCTGGCGGCAGCCATGTGCCTGGCCCATCCGCAGCGTCCCAGACCTCGTCAGGGTCCACGAGCACCGCCGACGGAGCAACGCCATCCGTAATCATTACGATGTCAACGAAGTCTGCTCCAAGCAGCGTGCTGAGTGCTTCGCGGATGGTGCTCTCGGTGGCTGGGCCCATCGCAAGCTCAGCAGCGCGCAAAGCAGCGCGGCGCTCGTCTAGCGTTGCAAGTGGCGATGGTACCGTGCCCCAGTCTTTCTCGTGCGCCTCTATCGCCTCCGTCGAATGCCCCGGCCTACGATTATTGATAGCGCGTTCGAAAGTCAGCTGCGCCGTTGCAAGAGACATCGCGCGGGCGTACAGAGTGCCAGCCATGTGTGATGCGTCGAACGCATCCGGCAAGTTCTCCTCGCCGCCAAGAGCTGCGCGCTGCGCGTCATAGATGCGCTTGGCAAGCGGCTCGCGTCCGGAGAACGCTAGATGTCCGAACTTTGAGAACGCTGAGAACTTGGGCATTAGCGAACTTCCACGCAGAAGTCACAATCAACAGCAGCGCCGGCTGCATCGAACGTGCGCACCACAAGCGAGTTCACGCCGAAGGTTACTGTCGCGTGCACTGCGCTCGATGTAACAGGCGTGACTGTCGCGATGTAATGATCGGGCATCGTTCCGGATGCCCACTCAATCGTCGTGACGCCTGTGCCGGTTGCCGTGAGCGTCAGCGAAACGTCATCGATCTTGTCCGGGGCAACCGTCGCAATATGCTCGAAGGCTCGAGTGCCAGCGCCGACATCGATGCGCGCAGCGAACAGTGGGCACACAGCTCCGTATGCCGTAACCAGCCGAGCGATCTGGTTCCAGTCTGCCGCGGTCGGCATCGTCACAGGATCCGGCGGAAACGCCTGGTCATCCTCTTTCGCTGCGCCGCCAACATCATCCAACGAAGGCCGATAGGGCAGAACGCCCGCGCCGGAGTCACCATCAAACACGAAATATTCAGGGCTCATGGTTTCCTCACAGAGCGAACACAGCGAAGTCGCCGATTGTCGGCAAAGCCGGCGCAAGGCCGGTTACAGATGCAGAGTCTCCGATTCCCTCGACCACGCTCAAGTTCGCGATGCCGGACGCTTTGAACAGTTCCGAGGCAAGATCCTGAGTGAGCGTGCTCGGCCAATATAGCGGACTTTGCGGTTGCCGTAACGCGCGCCCGCCGATGTAGCTATCGGCGAACATCTCACCGGGCCCAAGCTTGGCAAAGTGCGCGAACAGAATGCTCACCAGAGAATCAAGCGCATCGCTCCACGGGCACACTCGCAAGCCGCTGTAAGGAACGAACGAAGTATCAGTTGCGCCGAATGTCGTGTCGCAAGTGATCATCCACGGTCCGGTGCCAATCACTGTCGCAATGCGCTTGCGAGAGAAGCGCCGACGATCCTTGTCAAAGATCGCGATGGTCTGACCAGCTACGGGGTTAGTGGTTGAAGAGTAGTTTCCGTTGATTGTCTTGAGCCGGAAGCTTGTTGCCGTTGGCGTGATGGCCGGGTCAACGATAATGCCTGCGCTTCCGGAGCCAGGGCTTGTCGCGAAGTATCCGGGCCATGGGCTGTTATCAATCCAACGCGCAGATCCCGTCAACCACTTCACTCGAGCAACGATCGTCTTGGGATCCGGCAAGAGCCCCAACGAATAGAAAACATCCGTGCCGCGCGATGCACTTTCGAGTTGCGCCAAGACAGCAGACTGTTGAGCGGCGCTGGGAATCCTGCTTGTGCCTGGGACCGTGAACGTGAATCCCAGCGTTGAGGGGCCATACGCGCACGGGTAGATAAACGCGGCTTCGACTTGCACGCCGGGCGTATCGTAGATGGCCTTGACGTAGTCAGATGCTTTGCGCCTGCGTTCGCGAATGCGGCTTCGTAGCGATTCGTCTCCCTCGCTATCGGCTCCGCCGGTGAGACCAGCGCCACCAGACTGCTCGGCAATCGTGCAAGTCGGCGCGCAACCTGGCCGCGGGTTTGAGATCTGCAGCGTAGTGCCGGCGTCTAGGTTCGTGGCTGGGCCCGTGTCTGCTGCAGCAATGCGCGCTTGCGACCCATTCGTGTAAGTCGCGGTCTCGGTGAACGTGAATCTGAGCCCCGTGTTGGGTTCACGCAGACCATCGCCAGCAAGAATGGTGGCGCCGCCAGACGATGTGCGGAGCGTAACGTATCCAACCGAACCGACAGCGGACGCTCGCGCGATTCCTACGTCCCGGGCGCTCTCATCAAGATCGCCAGCCGACTGGCCATCTAGACCAATCGATGCGCCAACTCGCTGCGCGTTCGCATACATCGGCAGCAGCGAGTCAGCCAAAGTCACTGCATCGATATACGCTTGCGTGCCTGGGCCAACTTCCGCCGACGGGTTTCGGAGCTTGTAAGCGCGTTGGTAGTCTTCAACGATCTGGTCGCGGCTTTTGACTGCAATATCAACCATGGCTCACGTTGCCTGCACGCGCCCGACAATGCCGGTTCGCATGTTCCGATAGTGGGTTACGACTTGCAGACCGCTTGGCAGCCGTTCGGCTTGCACCGAGATTATCTCAATATCTCCAGCATCCAAAAGACGCTTGATTGGGTTGGCCGCTCGCGCACGCTGCTCCACGTCCGCTTGTAGTTGCGCTTGCGGCTGCGCGAGACTGACCAGGTGAAACGAGTGCCCGATTGTTGGGTCGCCGCCAATCGTGCCTTGCCGAAAGCCAAGACCAATCGAGACTTGCGAATCGACCGGGTGCAGCGCCTTCACGAGTCCCGTCGTCTCGAGCGGCACTTCGCGCGATGCCTTGTCAACCAGCGGAGCCGGAGGCAGCGCGCGCCGATTGGCATCGTTGGCCACAACTGGGCCGAACCCTGCGAGCGTGGTCGCGGGCGGATAGAGTCCAGCGCTCATGGCGTTAGTCCAGTGGGCAGGAGAGCCCGGGCAGCGTCGGCAGCGACGGCAGGGATGGGATGGGCAGCGCAGGCAGCGCTAGGGACGGCACCGGAAGCGACGGCACACCAGGCAGCGCCGGAAGACCAGGCAGGGTCGGTAACGTTGGCAGTGATGGGATAGGCAGGCTTGGCGTGGCAAGGCTTGGTACCGGCAAGCTCGGCAGGCCCGGCAACGGTATCCCTGGCAGCCCGATGCTCGGCAGCGTCGGAAGGCTCGGCAACCCTGGAATGGGCAGACTCGGCAGCGCCAGGCTAGGCAGCGGCGGAATGGCGAACGCGCAGCGGCTCATCACTTGCCCTTAGTGATTAGCGTCCCGACCGCGGCCAGACCGGCCCCGGCCGTTGCCAGCATTGGCCCAAGTGCCGACGGCGCAAGCGGCACGTCTGGCTTGGCAGTGGTAATGGCTGCGGCCATCGCATTCCACCAAGCAACGAATAATGCGTGATTCACCAGCGGCATCCCGCCGGTCCCGCCAACATCAACGCCGCCGTTCAGCTTCACGTTGCCATTGAGCACGATGCCATCATCACCGATCTCGATGTATGCATTGCCGCTCTTGTTCGAGATGACGGTCTTGCCGTCAAACATCGTGATGGCCATGCCATCGGCGTGCACGATCGAGATCGTCTTCTCGCCGTTCGGGTCGAGTCCAACTTGCACCAGATGCGCTTTCGTCGGAGTACCCGAACCGTCGAACTCGCACGGCACGTACTGAGTCCAGGTGCCGTCTTCGCCGTCGATGAGTCCGAATGTGCCGGTCGCGCCGTACTGCACCGATGCGCCCTTGCTGAGCTCAGGCACCTTGCTGGCCATGCGCGGGTCATGTCCTAGCCAGGCCCAGGAGTCGCGAGCACCAGCTTTGCCAACCAGCACGGCGCAGCCGAGGCCATCCGCGTCCGGGTCAACGGGTCGAGACGCGAACCCATACGGATGCGCCAACTCGAGCAGCGCAGCGCCGCCGTCTTCGCCCTGCGGGTCAATCTGGATTCCCAGGAACCCATCCGCATCGTATTCACTGAACTGTGACGCGCCGAATGACCATGCCCATCTCATTGTGCATTCTCCGCAAACACTAGGTCACGCGGGCGGTACAGCTTGATCGTTGTGCGCGTGCCCTGAGCATCACGAGTATACGTCACATCGCCGATGTACAAATTCTGTTTGATGCCCAGCCACTCATCGTCAACCGCTACAATCTCGTCAATCGTCCAGGGCAGGCGAACGCCAGGTGTAACTTGGCTCGGCGCCGAGTGCCCGCTGAGCGTGTATTCGATGGTCAGCCCGTTGCGCGTTTCTTCGATGGCATAGCGCTTGGCGAGGTACTCTGCCTCTTTTTGCGTCCGCACATCATCCTCATACGAGATGCGCGATTGCAGACCGGCGTCCAATAGTCGCTGGTCAACCGCTACAGCGCCGATGCGCCGACGGCCATCCTTGCCGCCTCCGGCTCGGCCGTACACGTACACGTGAGAGTGCATTCCGGAATAGTCAATGCCGTAATCCCACGCCTCGATGTTCACGTCCGTTGACGTCTGGCCGCTGAGCTTGCGTGTGATCTTGAACTGCGGGATGACGTTGGCATTCGGCGCCGACAGCACCAGCTTGCCGTTCGGAGCCGACCACAGAAACAGCCCGGACTTTTTGTATTGGTCCTTAAGCCACTGATACAAGTTCGAGCCGACGTCGGCCTTGATTGTGTTGTACACAACCCGAGTCTTGTTGCCCTCGGTCTGCTGCACAATCTGCGACTTGGCATCGGTTGACGGCTTCCGAGCTTTCGCTTTCTTGACGCCGCCGATGATGCTGTCGCGCGCACCTGGACCAGTCACCAGGTTCGCTGGATCCATGCCGGCGATCTTCATCGCCTCGGCCGTGATGTCGTAATAGTTGACGCTATCGAATGCGCGATCGGCGAGAAAGAACGAGTTGAACAGCGGCGCGATCATGTCACGCCCACGCAGCTCAATCTCGCTCGGTCCGGAGCTGCCAACGGAGAATGCGTCAACGATGCCGGTCTGCATGATGACGCCAGACTCTTGCCCGGCCTTCACCATGTGCAGCTCGAACTTGGCGCCGTGGATTGGCTGCGACAGAATCGCAGGCAACATCTCAGCGTGCCCGAAGCGCGCGCTGAACGCGCCGGGTTGCCGAAAGATGCTGGACTCGATGCGATACGAGACAAGGCGTCGGCTCTTGCTTGTGCCTACGCGCAGCACAATCTCGTCGTCTCGCCATGCCTTGTCATTCATCGCATCACCTGAAGTAGCGGATCGAAGTGCCGGCTTGTATTGCGTACGGGTCAGTGATGGCGTTCAAGTTCAGCACGTCGGCCACGTGCAGCGTATCGCCAAAGATGGCCATCGAAACATCCTGCGCCGTCATGTCGCGCGGAGTGACGTACGTCCTGAACTCGCTGACGCCAGCAATCTCTTCCGCTAGGTTGTTAACCGACTGCCAGAGCCGTTGAAACGCTGCGATCAGTTCGTAGTTGATTGGGTTCTTGAGCAGATCGAGCGTTGCGTCCGCTTCATCACAGAGCCGTTTGAGCTCTTCAATCTTCTCGATGATGGCGCCGCGGTACATGAGCGCCTGGTCGCGGTAGGCAAGCACGCCGTTAATGCCATCGCGAATGATTTGGAAGATGCTCGGCTTTGGCTCCGGCGTTAGCCGGTCAAGGTCACCGAGCATCGTTGCCATGTCGGCCGCTGGTAGATTGATCTGGGTCAGAACCAGATACGCGGACTCTTGGTCTTCCCTGAACTCAAGCTCAACATCCTCACCAGACTGCAAGCGCGACGCAAGCGTGCGCGTCCAGTTGACGCAGTACGCGCGGATCTCTCCGATGCCCGGGATGACCAGCGAATCCGTAACGCCATCCTCGAACAGCGCCATCAGCACGCCCAGATCGTTTGGATACAGCTTGGCGTACTTCGGATTCTTCAGCCTGTTGTCAAAGCGCGTCTGCACACGGATGGTGTACAGACGGCGCCCCAACTTTTCAGGCGAGCCACCCGGGATGTGCGGGTACTCGTGCACATGATCCCGCATCCCGCCAGACGTCTGAATCGACTGATACGGGATCTGTATGCCGGCGAACTTGAGCCGCTGGAATTGTTCGATCGCGGTAGGCATTAGTTCGGTTCTCGTCCGCCGGGTGTACCTAGACCGATGTCCTTCGGATTCGTCACGCGAACCGCAACCGTGCGGCTTGCGATTGCATCAGCAACGCTGGCCCCTGCTGCGCGACCGATGGCATCCTCGTTGACCTTGCCGCCCTGAGCGTTGCCGCCGACCGATTGATATGCGCTTGTAGCTGCATTCGCCGGGTCTTTGCCGAACATAGCATTCATCAGCTTAAACCCAGTGGACTGCTGCATAATATCGTCCAGGCTCCCGCCGTGCCATGCGCGTGAAGCCATCCCAACGATACCTCCACCAGTCATCGCGCTGCCAATTGAACCCATCAAGTGATCGCTGGCGTCAACCTTTTCGCCCTTCTGCAGCCGACCCTGAGCGCTCCACTCGTCAGTAAGAGCGCCAATTCCAACCGTTGTCGCAATCGCTGCAGCTATGCCAAGCGGGCCACCTAGTGCACCGATGCCGCCAACGGCACTGCCGGCGCGCCCAGCTGCCCCAGATACGCCAGACGCAACGCCTGCGGCACCAGAGCTATTAAGCGCCGACGTAAGCGCCCTATCAATGCCAGCGCGCAGGATGCTTTCGCTAATCGCGCGCGCTGCCGCTGCGCCAATGCCAACGAACGCAGCTTCGAGCGGATTCTTGGCAGCCCATTCGACCAAGCCACCCAGCGCCTCCGTAAGCTTAAGAACCTTGGGCGCCATCTCTTCGAACGCCGGAAGGACCTTGTCGGCCGTGGTTGCCACAATCTTGTCGAGATTGTTTTGGAACTGTTGGACCTTGGCAGCTGTGGTCTTCAGTCGCTCGGCATTGTTTTCTGCAATCGTCTGCTCATTGAGTGCTGCCTTTAGAAGCGGCTCGAACATCTTGTCAACAGCAGCCAGGCCAGCTTCTCCTCCGCCTGCATCCGTAAACACATTGGCAGCGCGGCGCGTGGCCTTCTGGCCAATCGTGCTGCCCCATATGCTCATCATCTTGATCTGGTCGCCGCCTGTCGCTGTGAGTGAGTCCTTCAGCAGAGCAAGCGGACTGCGTAGCTTCGTGTTCGTATCGTCGGTGTAAGGGTTGATTCCGAAGCTCTTAAACGCGCTAACTCGCGCGCTCTTAGTTTGCGCATCCGAAAAGCGAGAAACGGCATTCAAAGCTTCGTCAGCACTAGACGCGCCGCCCTCCATGGCGGCCTGCGCAAGAGCACCAAGCTCCGCTACGTTCTGCGCACGCGAGCCGCCGAACATGCCGGATGCAGCGGTGATCTTGGTGATCCCGTGCGCCATGTCACGCATCTCTACCGAGCCGACCTTGGCCTGCCCGGCGAGCGTGTTCATGATGGCAAGAACGGCTGTCCCCTTGTTAGGGATATCACCAAGCGCTTTAGAGACTCCGCCGGCGGCCTGCATGAGCTCTTCAAAGCTTGAGCCAGTGGCGCCAGCAAGGTCAGCAATGCCAGCCATTGTTTCGCGCGCCGACTTCAGATCGCCCGTAAAGTCGGTGAACTTGCCGAGACCAGCCATCAGCTCGGCAGGGTCGAAGGCCTTGGCAGTCCCGACGCTGCGCACTTCTGCCATCAGATCTTTGGCGGATACTCGGGTAGTGTTGCGGCCAGTCGGATCCTGGGTCTTGGTAAGCAGGCCTTGGTTCGAAAGTGCTACGGCCTGCTTTTCCAGGTCAACGCTGCGGCCTAGTGAGCTTGAAACGCTAGTGTCAACACCAATGCCTCGAACGATATCACCGGCAACACGTTTGGCGGTGCTAAGGATTGGCAGATTAGGCGCCAAGAATCGAGTGAACCGATGTGACGCACGCGTTGCGAATCTGTCAACTTCGCGACTGGATGCCAACTCCTGGCGCTTCTGCTGGCCAAGTGCACGCCGTCGCATGCGCTCTGCTGTACGAGCGCGCTTTGCCTCTTCGCGCTCATGTTCGCGCCCCATCTGGCGCATCTCAAACTCGAATTGCTTGCGCGCGCGCTCGTTGCGCTTCATGTCATCGCGACGTTGCCGAGCCTCTTCCTTCATCTCCCGCATACGGTTGCGGAAGGCCTCTTTCTTGGCGCGGTCCTCTGCCCTCGCCGAGGCAACCTTGGCGCGCTCTTCGTCTTTGGCGGCCTTGACCTTTTGCTTGGCCTCTTCCTTTTCCTTGTTAGTGCCGCCTGGGCCACGGGCGACGCGTGCGGCCTGCTGCACGGTTTCGCGTTGGCTCTTTTGATTCGTGCGGGCCACCACTTCAGCCGCCTTTTTGGCGCGCTTCTCGATGCTCCCGAACACTTCGTCAACGGACGAATCGAGAGAGGCGCCAACGCGGATTCTGATGGGTGTGGTGGCCATTAGAGTCTCAGGGTTTCAAGCAACGCTGCGGCGTATCGTCTGGCGCGCCTGGCGTTTGATTCGTCCAGCAGATTGATGACCCCGAGCTCCAGCAGGTCGGAAATCTCTGCAAGGTCATCGTCATCCGCTTCAGCATGCGCGCCATGCTCGATGCGCATGGCTTCGATGCGTCGAAAGAGCCGCGCAATCGTACTGGACCGCAACGCGCTGCGCGTCGTGTCTTCGGCGAACTGTATCGCCTCCGGGTCGCGCGAAACATCGTTCGGGTCACAGATGGCAGCGCCAACGATGCGAGCCATCAATTCGTCATTGTACTCAGCGACCGACGCATCTCTGTCTTGCGTATCGGCGTACTTGCGCGCAGCCTCTCGCGCGGCATCGTTGCGCGCCTGCCCCTCGGCAGCGTCGGAGATGAAACGCAGCCCGACGGCAACGCCGCCATCTGGACGCGATCCCCACCGGTCTGCGAAGTCTGCTGGCTCTAGCCGCTCGACAACCAACGGCCGGCGCTTGGGCAAGTCGGAGGCCTTCACCGGCGCCTCCGGAGGCCTCTGCCTGGCTTCAGGATGCGCTTAGCCCGGGTCGGTTGCGGGATTGTACTCTGCTCGCTCTGCTCGCTCTCCAGAGCCTTCCAGACGCTTTCTGGCACGTACGTATGCGTGGAACCAGAGATTGACCTGCCAGGCTGAGAGCTCCGCAGCAGGGCGGCCATAGAACGCACTAAGTTCCAGCGCAAACCGGGCCGCAAGCTCAAAAAAAAAGCACTCCCAGCAGGACCCGCAAGCGTATCGATGGCCTCGGAGACTTGCTCCTCGGAGAAGTCCTTAACCATCGGCGAGCACTCTTGCTGCCACTGCTCCTGAAGCTCAGAGAGCAGCAGCACTTCGTCTCGACCCAGTAGACCAAGCAACTGGTCAAGTCCGCCGTCGAAGAAGCGCGCCTTTGGCTCGTCCGGGTCAACGCAGCCGAGGAGAATCGACCAGACGGCCTTGCCGTACTGGTAAAGCTCATCATCCTCTTTCGGCTCCGTCACTCCGCGCGACGATGCGAACTCGCGCGCGCGCTGCAAGACTTCCGCGGTCTCGATGCCATTGAGCGGCTTAAGGCCGACCTCGGGCGCACTACTCCCAGCGCTCCCAAGATCGGCCCCATTGCCGCTCGGATCACTCGCGAGCGGCAGCTTTGCCCTGCGGACCGCAAGCGATCCGCGAATTAGATTCGATGCCTTCATGGTTCCCCCGAACTCACTATCAGCCCACGATCTCCGGCTTCCCTCCGGCAGCCGTAATGGTGCCGTTCTGAGCGCCGCTGTTATGATTACCACTAAAGCTCGCGGTTTTAATCTTCATCTCGCTGGTGAAGATCTTCCCGTTCAACGAAGCCCAAGTGATCTTGACGTACTTGCGCTGCAAGAGCGTCTCTTCAAGCGTAAGGCCGTCGCCGCCAACCGGGCACGCGCGGGTAAGATTCATCGAAGTAAGGATCACGCCGTCTGATTCACCGTTCCAACCATCCTCAGTGATCATCGGCTCACCATTCTCGGTGATCTCATAGCTGCCTTCAGTGCTGTACGCTACGCGTCGCCCGTCAACGAAGCACGAGGCCCATCGGTATTTACTGGCCATCTTGAATCCAATCCGGGCCTAGGCCCGCGTAAAAAACCGGATGCGCCGCGCTGCGGGGGATTAAGCGCAGCGCATCCGGCAAGCCTACTCAGACCGCAACCTGTCGGATCGAATTCACCAGCTGATGCTGATGAGACGTAACGACGACAGGGAAAGCCGTCTCGATGCGCTTGTTAGAGTTGTTCCACGTGCTCGTGGGCTTGTTCGTGTCAACATCGGAGACCCATCCGCGTTGCTCAAGCTCGCGAGCGAGTCCGATGACGAGAGCATTCCAGATCTTTGGGGTGCCAACGCCGGGCCGTTGCGGCTGACCATCGGGCAAGTCCGGACCGCATCCCGGATTGTTCTCAATGAATGTCCCGCCGAGCACCGCGAGTTCTTCGCGCACGCGCTGTGGCACGCTCACGTCAGCCGTATCGAGGCAACGGTAGTCAGGTGCCGACCCGTTCAGCGAGCGCGAGCAGATGCTGCGAACGATGCGAAGGTCGCCGGCATACGTGCTGATGGGCGAAACGCCAGAGTTGAGCGCAGACTTGAGCTCCGAATGCAGGGGGATGTCCGCGTTCAGCTGCGGGACGGTCGTCCAGAGCAGCGCCGTCGAATCGTTGAAGTGCCCGTCATACCGAGTCCAGGGATTCGTGCTCTCTGCAACGCAGCGGATGCCCGCGATGCGCGCTGCAATCTGGCTCGGGTGCTTGCGGCTGTATCGGCACCAGTAGAGCGAGCACAGATACGCGTTCAGCGTGCTCTGGGCTAGCGTGGTAGCAGCCGCGAGCGTGCCGTTGTGTCCGAAGACGACTTGCTCGAGATGCTCAATGAGCGGGTCCGCTTCGGCGTCAGCATGAGCTTCCCAGAGCGCCGCATTGGTTGAATCGTTCTGCGCAGCGGCGATACGGAAATATTCCGTCGCCTTGAGCAGGTTGATCACGTTCGTAGCGTCGTCGGTGCCAGATCCGCCAGAGAACGGGACCATGCCCGAGCTAGTCGGGGTACCGCCCGTGATCGTAGTGACGTTGCCGCTCGGAGCCAGCGAAGTGTCGAGCTTCGCATACCACGCGTTCCCGCGCACGCCTTTGCTCTTGACGGTCAAGGTCACGTCATACGCTGCGCCGGCGCCCT